AAAAATATTTTTGCCTTTCTTTTCCCGGTATTCTTGCAATCTGTATCTATGAAACGTCGGTAAGAATCCGTATGGATAAGGCGATATTTTCCCATTGATTTTAACTGGATCGTTTAAAGCTGTCCTTAATCCGAATTTTATAGTTTTCCCGCCGCTGAACCTTCTTGCTATGTTTCTAGCGTAACAATACGGGCAATCATGGAAGCATCCAGTGACCGGATTCCAGGAACTATCAGCCCAATCTATTTTTGTATTTTCCATTATCCGATCCCCCTATTCATCATAATATTTCAGAAAGTCAGCACCGCTTTCCCTGATTTCCTGGAAGATTTCTTCAAACATAGTTCCCCAGCGCACATCATTTTCATTATACGGGGCCTGATCCATCATTTCCCGGACAAATTGTTCTGCAAACTCCTGATTCTTTCCCCGTCTTACTCTGCAAAATTCGTGTTCCCCATCATCCGCCACATTATCCGGCGAATTTCTGAATAGCCACACCAGATCAGACAATTTAATTTCCATTTTCAGCTTGTTATTTGTAATCTGGATTTTCAATAATTGTTCATCAAATTTTTTCATCCCAGCTCGCCCCCTAATTCTACAATTTTTTTATTATTCTGGATAGACATTGTTTCAATCTGCTTTTTCATCAATGCCCCGTATTTCTGGTAATCTGTTTTCTTTGTCAGAAAATACCGTTTGTGTGGATCCCTCATATGTAGCATGATCAGCCCTTTCATGAGCTGATCTGTTACACCAGAATCAATGACCGTTATATCAATTCTGGCCATTGCCCGGTTGAACTCCCGGCATATAACCACATATTCCGGATGCCGTTCTTTACGTTTTGCCATTCGAAGCGCCCCCTTTCTTTGCATAAATTACAACCATTGAGGGAAAGGGCGCTCCGCTTTTGCTGCCGCCGAACTTTAGCCGGCCCTTTACAAAACGAATTTCCGCTTTCTTGTATATAAACTCATGGAACCATTTTGTATCAGTACGCGCCGGAAGAAGCATAACCATCCGATCACCGGATTCTTTATTTGTCTGATATGCTTTTTCAACCCATTTCCCGATTTCCCGCCCATATGGGGGATTGCAAAACACGTTATGGCCCCCCCATTGTTGTGAAAGCCCATCTTCCGCAACCGTGAAATATTTGTCACATTTATGGTTTATATCATCAGCGGCTGGATCAAGGTCAAAATGAAATTCCCTGTCCAGCTCCCGGAAAAAGTCCGGCGGCGTGGCCCAGTTATCCGTTTTACTGGAAAACATTACATCTGTATTCAATTTTTATCATCCCCTTTCATGTAGTCAAATATTGTCATTTGTGCATCTTCCCAACGGAACATTTCTTCGTTATCGTGCATACTTTTCTTTGTCAGTGAGTTCCAGATATTCCCGATCAAATTTGGTTCATCCTCTAGCGCAAGCAATTTATCCCACAATTCCCTATGGCATGTACGCAAGTGCTTTAATTCCTGCTTTCTTGCATTAGGGCAAAACCAGCACCCCCTCGGCGCAAAATCGTATATGGGACTAAGCAAATCATATTTCTTGCATAACTCAAACGCCATTTTTTCCGTGTAACTGTATTTTTCCAGCAATGAAATTTTGTTTGTACCCCGAAGCCGTTCAAGCCGTACCGGTTCATCAATAGCAATTCCGATATACTGTATATATTTATCTGGATCCACTCCTTTGAAAAAATCTTTGATAGGCTGTATCTTTGCGCTTCTATTTACCTGACATTTGCCAGCCATAGGGAACCCTGTTTTTAATCCCATTCCGACGCGTTTTCCCTTTATTGGCTCTCTCATGAATAAATCCATGTAATTTAATTTTGCATGAAGTATTTTCGTTTCATATCCCCAGCTTTCAAAAAGTGGGATGCACTTATTTTTTATAAAATCAATATGTTCCGGAAGCTCTCCGCTCGTGTCCTTATCAAACATGACTTCGGAAAAGAGGATAAGATCCAGCGGATCCCCTTTTTCATGCGCTAATATGATTGTTGCCGTGCTGTCCTTTCCTCCGCTGAAGGAAGCTATGTATCTTTTCATGGATCCATTTCCGAATTGTCAAACGTGACCACGGATGTCCGGCCATCCTTTTTTATGACTTCGGTTCCCACTGTGATTTCAAGCTCCACCGGCTCATTGATTTTCGTGTCAAACACGGTCAGATTGCGGCCGGCTTCTACTGCGATCGTGATTCCGGTTTTTTGTAGTGCATCCTGCATCAGACGCATAAATTCAGCAATCCTTTCTTCCTGGCTCATTTGTAAGCCCCCTTTCTTTTATGTGGCTTTCTTAGTTTTTGCTTTTACTACCCCCCAGGAAGTCAAAAATGCTAATCTGTGCCATTTCTTCCCGGATCCGTTGGTCTGCTTTCGTGAAATATTCTTCGTCCAGCTCAAAACCTAAAAAGTCATGCTGTGTTTTATATGCTGCCACCAGACAACTTCCGCTTCCGGCGTGCGTGTCTATGATCTTATCCCCCGGTTCTGCGAATTTTGATATAATCCACTGATAAAGGGCTACCGGCTTTTGGTTCGGATGAATGCGATTTTCTTTATGTTTCATATCTCCTTGAAGCATTCCCTGCCACCTAAAACGGAATATCCGGACGGCGCTTTTGAAACTCGTCCATGCAAGCTCACAATCCGCATAATCGTTGTTTCCGTTTTCCTTATCCCACACTATCCAGCATGAAGAATCATAAGGGATCCGGCTGATAAAATGGTTTGCTCCAAAAATGACCTGATTTTTTGAAATCCGGAAAAGTTCTTTGAAATAATTTGAATCCGGCGGCTTTTGATCTTTTCCTGCGTAGCTCTTGTAATTCTTTGAAACTACTATTTTACTTCTTGTGTGATTCTTTGAGCCATCTTCGCCTATCCCATATGGGGGATCTATGATAGCCAGCTCGAAAAACTTATCCGGTATCTGTTTTATGGCCTGCTCACTGTCCAGATTATAAAGACGGTTTAACTCAAAAGGCATTGTATCTGTTTCCATGATGCCGCCCCCTATCTGTATACAATCTTTGTTTTCCTATCCCGGAAAGCGATCCGGCCGTCTACGTCATACCCATAAGCACCAGCAATTTTCTTTATGACATCCACCAGTTCCGAAAGCTCCCGCGGCGTATGGTCTGCGCTGCGGATCGCTTTTTCCGCCGTAACATCACGATAACCGGAACCGTTGTATTTTAAATCATTTTCCATGCCGCACCCCCTACCGGAAAGGCATTTCCGCTTCAATTTCTTTCGGAATCTCTGTCATGATTCCGGCCGGCGCCAGTTCTGGCTTCCGTGCCATTTCAGCCGCCACCCTTTCCGCTTCCAGCCTTTCTTCCTCTTCGGCTTTTGTTTCACCGAAAGTTAAATCCTCAACAAATACCGTTTTCGTGTATACCTTGCGCCCATCCTTTGCTATATAGTGTCCGGACTGAAGCGGGCCGGCAACCTCAACTTTCTTTCCCTTGCGCAAATACTCACGCGCCAGCCGCGCATTGCTTCCGACGCAAATACAGTCAATGAAATCCACTGGCGGATCCCCCTCCCGTATTTTCCGGTTCCGGCGCGTCATGACCGTAAAAGCCACAAAAGAAACTTTATCCCCGTTATAGCGGATCACCGGCTCTTCCGTGACTTTCCCGCTGCCTATCCATTTATTCATGATGTTTTCTCCCCTTTCCTTTCCTGCGCATGGGGAAGCCGTGCATCTTCAGCCAGTTATTTGTTTTTCTTTCCCGGACATCCGGCGCATATGCAGAATAGATCGCATTTCCAAGCCTTGTAAGCGCCGCGGATGCCGCCGCCGCTTTGTGTCCGGCGCTTTCCATAGCTTCCTTCAGCATCCCAACCGCACAAGCGGCTTCATCCGTTGTGATGCCTGCTCCGGCGCTGCTTTCAATGACCGTGCTAAAAGTGTTATGCAGCTCAATCAGATCCGCTATGTATTTTCCGGCCGAACACATCAATTCCCCGGCGCGCTCTGTAATCAGCTCAAAGAGATCATCCGGTATATAGAAAACGATCGTTCCGCAATTTTCAGAAAGCGCAATAACATACATTTCCCCCATGCCGAACCCGGTTTCATAGACAAATATCAGCCCAGCTTCCTTTGTTGTGTACCTTTTATGACCAAAATCAAATTCTATCGTTTCCATACAGCGCCATATGTCTGCATCCGCATCTTTACCCACTGTTACGCTTGTCGGCCCGGAAAATATAGATCCGTTTTCCCTTGCTGAATTTTGCCAGCTTTTTTCTTTTCCTTTCAGCATCTTTGTAAGTGTCGCGGATAATCGCTCTTTCATCCCCTTCCACCAGCACAAAATACTTCTCCCTGCAATCATCAAAATTCATCAAACCACCTTCCCATTGTCATATTTCCGCCAGCCTTTCCTTGTCGCCCGCATTCTGGAAAGCCTTTCCGTCAGCATACCCCGTGCGGCGTAATAAAGCATTTTCCCGGTTCCGCTCATACTTGTATGTTTCCTGCGTGACTATTCCAGGAAGCGCATTGACAAAATTATCAACCTCTTTCGGCACAACCAGCGCAAGGGCAAAAGACTGGCTTTGTTGTTTCTGCTCTGCAAAATTTCGGTCAAGCCCCTGGCAAAATCCAGATATATAATTCATCTTTTCATTTTTGCGGAACTCCCTTCCAGCTTCGGCATATATGGCCCGCAACGTGACAAAACGCTTCCGAACCACCTTGACCGCATAATTAAAAATATTGATGCAGATTTCCGCGTCCTCTTCGTAGCCGTAAAACCGGATCCGAAAGGCTCCACCGGATCCCCACTTTTCCGCCGCAACGCACCGGCAACGGAAATTTTCAGCAATCACGACCGCAACCATATTGATCCACTGATCTTTGAACGGGCCGCCAGAAAAGCACATAACCGGCCTTTCCTTTTCCTCTTTCCCCTGGACCCTTTCCCGGTCAATCTCATATTTGGCCATAAGCTCCTGCGCCTTTATCATTGCCGCCCTTGCTTCGTTCTCATTATCCGAACCGGCCAGTGCCAGTAATTTTTCGATTTTGTCTATAACCTTGTTTTCCTGCTCATTCATCAGCTTTTTTATTCCCCCTAAATTCAACACGCGCGGCCTTGTCGTCAATGTAAAGGTCAGCCGTAACTTTCGGGCCATCATCCCCAAAATGTTCCACAATCTCCGGAAGGTTTTTGTTTACGGTATCAAATTCAAGCCCCTGTTCCTTGCAGAAAGCAACCGCATTTTCCAGCGCCGCGCCCGTCCGGTTCGTGAAGAGGATCAACTTCCCGCCAAGCTCTTTATAAAATTTCAGCCATTCAAACATTTTTACATTTGGCTCCCCAGCATCCGGCCAGTGGCCATTTTGCGTCAAAACCCCGTCAAAATCTACTGCAATTATCATATTCCTAACAGACGATTCAAAAGATCGTCATTCTCCTTTCTTGCGATCGCCGCCCGGATGGATTCCGCCGGAAACTCAATAGGCAGCGCCATTTTGTCTATCCTGCTCACAATCCGATCTTCCAGCTTTAATTCATCTATGCGGAAATTGCTTGTAAAAATCGTGATCTGCTTTTCAATCATGCGGCCGTTCAGGATGTTATAAAACCTCTCATTTATCCAGTCTTTGGGCTGTTCAACCCCTATATCATCAATAATCAGCAACGGAACCGAAATAATATCCCTTATCAGCCGTGTTTCCGTGCTGATCTGATCGGCCTGATCCCTTTCCTTTTCCCTGCTTCCCCAGGTTTCCCGGATCTGGTCTAAAATCTGGATTGTGGTACAAAACTTTGCAACTACTTGCCTTTTTCCAATCAAATCATTTGCAATCGACACGGCTAGCCGCGTCTTGCCGCTGCCTTTTACGCTCGAATGGAAATAAAGCCCTTTCCCTATTTCCTGTATTTCCGGAAACTTTTCTACATACCGTCTGGCGACCAGCTTCGCCATTTTTGCCAGCTCTTTGGCCTGCGGCGTGGAATAACAATCCGTCCGGAAATTGTCCACCGTCTGACCCTCAAACTCCTTTGGTATTGCGGCAAATTTCAGCTTTCTTTTTATCCGTTCACGCTGCGCCCAGCCACATTCACATTCCCGCATGAAGGTATATCCGTCCTGCTCAATCTCATAAAATCCGGTATCACGGCATTTAAGGCAACTATAAATCTTCGTTTCCTGCGTTTCTCCGGAACCGTTCAAGTGCGCCAAGCGTAGTTCCTTCAAGCGTTCTAGCCCCTGCATTGCCAGATTGCCCGCCGTTTCCATCCCCCGTTCCTGTGTCAGCTCTTGCATTTTTTACACCCCCTTTGTCCGTATAATTCCCTTCAAGGATTTTCAGCGCATTTTTTTTATTCATGATCCAGTCAAAACAACATTTCCCCCACTTGCCGGATCGGCCGGTCAGGAAATCGCTTTCCTGAACCATCCGGAAAAGCTCCCGCAATTTGTCATAAGGGGATAAGTTAGGCAGGATCCCCAGGCTTTCCAGCTCATTCAAAAGCGTTCTAACCGCCCTTTTCCTTGCGTCAGACATTGCCTTGACTTCCGGAAGGTCTTTGCATATGCCGTTAAAATCAGCTTTGATTATGCCGTATCTTAGGTTTTCCCTCTTTGGCTCTTCCGGCGCTGGATCATCCGGATCCTGCGGCTGCGTCGGCGCGCCGCCGACAATATCTATATTCCCGTTAGGGGATATAGATATATTATTATTTCTTTCTTCTTTCTCTTCTTCTCTCTGTTGCGTGACTTCACGTGACTTGTCACGTGACATTCCCGTGACTTCGTTTGTGACAACCTCTTTTTCATCTGCCGCCGCATCCGGAAGGGATGGGATGCCGGAAGGGGATGCTTCCAGCCCCAGCGCCTTTTTCTTAGCCCTTTCCCTCTGTTTCCGGATCCTGTTTTGTTCCCGGATTTTGTCCAGCCCCTCAATGTTTTGGTGTTTGTCAAAATTCGTGATGTAAAAGCCCTTTTCCGTGCTTTCAATCATGTGGAACCGTTCAAAAGTCTGAAGCGCAAGCCTGACCGTTGCCAGCGGCTTTCCGAAAATGATTGAAAGCATTTCATCCGTGTAAGGAAATTCATCTTCGACCAGGATCAGCCCGCCGGCGTTACATTTGCCGGCCAGCGCAATGATCCGGATCCAGATAACAAGAATTGCATCCCCGTCCGGCATGGACTGAATGATCTTGATTTTTTCGTCGTCGAACATATCAATCCGCAATTTGATCCAGCGTATTTCAGCCATGAGAACCACCCCCAAAAACTATAAATATTTGCTCATGATGTCGCGCCTTGATTGCGGCTTTTTGGTTTCCTGCTTCTTTGTCTGCGGCTCCATCTCGTTTAAGAAATTGACATCCTTTTTCATGCCGGATTCCCTGGCGGCCGCCAGATTTTTCTTGATCACGTCCTTGTTATCTGCTACTTTGGCATATACAAGATCAAG